ACCCTTGTTTTTAAACACTTTTTCGTTCAAATAATCCCATGTTTCTTTAGTGTTTAAATTATCTGTCATGTTATGTGCAATAGGAAAATATAAAGTTTGTTTCTTTGTCGCAATCGCTATGCCACAAACAAAACCATCTTTTCTAACCGCTCCTAACCCTTTTGTTTTTAAATTAGGATCATATGTTTCTAAGTCAATGGCAACGGTATCTATGTCTGTTAAATCTAGATCAGTTAGTTGTGGAACTTCACACATTATTTTTCTTCCATTTGTTATAGCCTTTGGCCCATTCGCTGGATTTCCGTTCTTTCGTTTGTCTTTTTGATTCTTCGTAAGATTCTTCTAATTCTTTTTTCTCTTTCTCAGCTTCTTCTAAGAAATCTTTAATGGGTTCTAATTCGTCTTGTAGTTTTTCTGACACTGTTTTTTCCTTTTCTGGGTAATCTCTATCGATTGCCATTTGACAGTAGTGAATTGCTTTTTCCAAATCTTGCTTTTGTCCTTTCTGTTTGTGCCTGCACAAATATTTTATAGCGTTTCCTTCTGCGAAGGGCAAATTATTTTTGTTAATAAATTCAGAGGGTTGTATAACCATGGATTGATAATGAGATCCTCCCACTTGTTTTTTATATACGTTGCTCATATTCCTAAATGTAGATATATCCATAACGCTGTGAATAAAGCCACTGTTATTAAATCCATTTTAGCTGCCATATTTATCTTCTCCCTAATGTTGTTTTATATTTTCCTGGGCTTTTTGCTAAAGTCCAATAGTCAAAGACTCCTCTACTGTACGCTGTGTATGCTAATCTGCAGTGAGTAAACCAATCTTTTTCTCTTCGTGTTAGAGTATGATCTACAATAACATTATCAAATGTTAGACCCTTGACTTCATGAATGTTTCCATATTTAATTTGAATCTTTTTATCAAAATCAAAACCTTTTGCTAAAACTTTTTTAATATAAAGTAATTTTTCTTTTGAAATTTCAGAAGGTCTTCTAACTAAATCAAAATCTCTATGCTGTTTTGCATCCTCTTTAAAAACTTTTTTTTGTATCAATTCATCAATTGTGTAATCTTTGTTAATCCACTCCTCAAAATTTAATACTTCTCCTTTTTTTAATCTAACTTTAACTTTACTTCCTGCATACTCACAGAAATGTTTTACCTGAGTACGGCTCATTGGTATACCTCTTATAAAATCGGGCCATAGATGATGAGCTCTTAACTCTTTTTTAGATACATGAGCTGAATTTTTAACATGGGCATACTCTAATCCATGGAAATCAAAGAATTTTTTACAACGGATATCTCCCGGAGTTCCTCTATAGGTAAATAAAAATGTTTGATTAGTATTTTTTATTTTATCTAATAAAATATCTAAATGGCTAGAACCTTCGAAGTTAGCTAAATAATAGCCATTGCCTTTAATAACTTCCCCTATATGGCCCATATTATGCTTCTCAGTGTACGTAGCTGGTGTCCATACTCTATGAGACCCGTAGTGCTTCCAAATATCTAAAATAATTTCTTTGCATTTTTTATTTATAGCTTCGCTGCATCTTAATCCCTCTGTTAATTCATGATAAGGATGAGCAGCTAATTTGTGATATTTGTCTGCATCTGATCCTGCGTATTCAAATAAGGTTTGGTCCGCATCTCCCACTAAATAATAGTGACCCTCTTTTACATTGGTGGCCATTTTTTCAATAGCTTTGCTTTGAGGAACATTACTGTCCTGACACTCATCTATAATGACTGCATCAATGTCTGGATCTCTTACATCATCCTCCATTTTTTTAGTTTTTTCATTATATGTTTGTTTTATAAAGTCTTCAATCATATCTGTGTAATCACATTTATTATTATCTTTTTTGTATTTTTCATATATTGGAAGAAGCTCTTTGATTAATTCAATCCTATAAGGTCTATAAGCAAATTTATCGCATATTCTCCAGTACTCATCATAAGTCTTACCACGTCCTTTAGCATCTGATCTAAATTTATATAGAGTGTGTTTGTCGACATCCGTTGAGGGATCTCTACGAAATAATCTATTTTGTATAATTAAATTTTTATGGTCTTCGGGTTCAAATTTTTCTTTTTTTAATAGTCTATTTTTACAATAGCTATGAATAGTACAGATGTTATATTTCATACTTTTATCTGTAAAGCCTCTTTCTTTCATTTCTGGTATTTTTAAAATTGCAGCTCTAATTTGATCAGCGGCTACATTTGTATGAGAAAGAATAACTATTTTGTCTGGATGGTATTTAAGTAATAACTCTGGATAAAGTTCTTCAACAATATAAATGTGAGTTTTACCTGTACCTGGTGGACCTGCAATAAATCTAGGCTCTATCTTTTTCAAAATCTATTGCCTCCGGTTCTTCAGTGTAGTCCCCTTCTAGAACTATATCTTCATTTTCAAGTTCGGGTTTATCTATTCTCCAAGATACAAGAGATTTTTCCTGGTAATGTCCACGTATCTTCTTCGCTTTTAATATATCTTGAATACTTAATACTAAATCAACTCTTTTTAAATTTACTTTTTGACTTTGTAAATAATCTTCAAATTTATCTAATTTAAATTCTAAATAATTGTCTGGTTTATTAAACCAGGGTAAACCGTAAAAAAATAATTCTTTTTTATCGGTAAAAGCTTTCTCTTGTTTAATGTAATTAGTAAAATGTTTTACAAAGACTAGAGCTTCGTTAGCGTCTTCTACGTAGTTTTTTGCTTTTTTTCTTGTTTCAAATTTCATTCTCATGATTGTTTCAAAATCACCAGCTTTCATCTTAGGAATCCAAACCTGCGCTTGTGTTACAACCGCATCATAAAATAATTTTTGATTCATGAGCGTTGGCCCGTTAACAACGATTGTTTTAGTAAAAGGCTTTCCTTCTAATTTACCTGTTACTTCTATCTTGTATCTGTCGTGACCATATTCAATGATATCTCCGATAGACTCATCGGCAATTACTTTAACATCGGCTAAAGATTTGTCTTCGGCCCCAACCCAACTAAATAAATGTGCAATTGTTTTTACTTCACACCCGAGTATTTCAGCAAGTTTAGGCATTCCAAAATTTCTATTTGCCACTCTACCTGTTGTGCCTTTAGACTTTCTACTTTCAGCTTCGTCATCATTAGCTGCTACTGCAATATTATAAATAAAATCATTAATTTCGTCATCCTTCCAGTTCGTTTGCTTAACTAACACTCCCGCTATAGCGGTACAGTATTCATCTCTTGCACCTTTGGGTGCATACAAAATACAAAGGGCTGTGGATAAGGCAATCTTTCTTAAGTCCTTATTTAAATCTCCTGAGTATTCCTTTATACTACTATAGTGTTCCCATTTTACATATTCAGGATCTTTACTATGTAATGATCCAGGTACGATGGTGTAGTATTGGTGGCCACTTCTTATTTCACAAAGTGTTGCTCCATGAGGAGCATGTTCATAATATTTTATTAAATCTTTTGGTAAAGAAAAAGCAGCTTTTTCTAATTTACCTTTCCACCAATAATGACTTTTAGGATTACTTGGTCTACCTGATATAGCTTCACAAGTTATTATATATTTGTCTACAAATCTTTTAGCAATTCTATTATCAATATCTAAATCAATTACTCCATCTAGTCTTAATGCAATTTCGCAATCTGAATATTTCTGTTTCCATTCTTCTTTCGTTATCTTTAAATCCAGGCTTGACCATGATTTTATTTCAGGTGTACCGTGTTTACACGGAATGATAGTATGGCCAAGATCATACCAGTGCTCATAAGTGGTCGGACCACCATTAATTTTTTTATCTTCAATCATAATTTATAAATGGGCGGTTTCACTCTCGCTCTGCCGCCCACTCCCTAGGAACTATAAATTGATTGTTTTTTTAGTTGCTTCTTGATTTTCAGGTTTAACTTTTACCAAACCTTTGCTATTTTTTTCAGCAAAGCTTTTAGCAATCGCATAAACACCTTTATCAGTAACCGGTCCCACTTTAGACACATCCCATCCAAACCATGTTCCTTTGTCATTCGACATTTGAACAGTCTTTAGATTATAAATGTGGCTATATGTTGGTGGTGTGAATAAGCCGTTTTTACCTTGAAGCTTGAGACCCATCATGATTGAATTCCATTTACGACTAATCTTTAATTGAGTAGCCTTCATAGATATTAATGCTGTTGATGGACTTTTGCCCATAAGAATCACAAAGTGATTAGCAGTGTTTTCCAGATAATTACCGTTTGGTAATCTATCCTTCCAAGATTTATCACGAGTAGTTGTACTCACAATATCACTGTCGGCACTGTGGATTGCTACAGGAGCATTTCCAGATTGACCTCTGTCCTGCCATTCGACATATTGTCTGTCATAATGAACTGGTATAACATTTATACCTTTTGCTCCATCATACAGCTCTTTGGTCACGCTGTTTACAATCATTCCAGGTTCTGCACCATTAATAAACTTAGAATTTTGTTTATTAACTTCTGGAGATAATTGTCCCAAAACTTTCAGAAATGGTAATGCAAGATCTTCTTGCGTCATATTCTGAGAGCCCGCATTTGCATCAGCT